ATTCCCTATTTTTCTTTCATTAATTCCATTGCTTAATACAATATTTGTCGTAGTTATCACTGGTAGTCTATTATATGATTTGTATGCTAAAGTTTCTAATAGATATTAATTTTTGTTAGAATAGAGTTAAAGGAGAATTGGCAGAGTGGTAATGCAGCAGTTTGCTAAACTGTACAATCGAAAGGTTGCGTAGGTTCGAGTCCTACATTCTCCGCCAAGTCGTATGGCATATAGCTCAGAGGTAGAGAGCCTGACTGTTAATCAGGATGTCCGTGGTTCGATCCCACGTTTGCCAGCCAAGTTTCACATAATGGATCATAAAATGAACATTTACACAATCGCCCTAATATACTCAGAACTATATAAGATTTGGCTAAAACATTACTTTAAGGTGTAGCATAATGGGTAGACCTTCAAACCTAAGTAATACTCAATGGGAAAAAATAGGAGAAAGACTTCTCAAGGGAGAAAAGCTGTCTGCATTGGCGCGTGAGTTCAATGTTAGTAAAACAGCTATATCGGTACGATTTTCTAAACGTAACGAAACAGTCAAAGCCACAGCCAGCTTGATTCTTGAAGGGAAAAATGCTTTAAATAAATTAACTGTTCCTGAAAAAATCGCTGTTTCGAAACAAGTTGAGTTACTCGAATCAATGCAAGAGCATTTATTACATGCGGGAAATTATGGAGCATCCACAGCGCATAAATCAAATATGTTCGCTAATATCAAGATGGAAGCATTAGACCCTGATAAGCCTCTAGACGATGAGAAGAATATCGAAATTGCAAAAGATGTGATGAGATTAACAAAGATAGCAAATGAATCATCTGTTATCGCTAGAGACTTTTTATCGCCTAAAAATCATAAAGAAAAAGAAGAAAGCCAAGTAATCCAGATTATGGGCGGCTTTGAGTGACCACAAAAATAATTCAATTGCCCATTATGCATTCAGGGCAAAATGTTATTTATGCAAATAGGGCTAAGCGCAATGTAGTGCGTTGCGGAAGAAGATGGGGCAAGACCCTAATGCTAACAACAATCGCAGAGAATGCCGCTGTAAAGGGTAAATCGGTAGGTATATTCACGCCAGAGTCAAAGCAGTGGGCAGAACCTTACGATGAGATTGAAGAAATTTTACAGCCGATTAAGAAAACATCAGATAGGACTAAAGGAAAGTATCGCACTAGCACTAAAGGGAAGATTGATTTTTGGTCAGTGAATGATAACTTCCTAGCTGGTCGTGGCCGGAAATACGATATTGTATTGCTTGATGAAGCGGCATTCGGTAAAAATGGTCAGCTTATGGAAATATGGACAAAGGCAATTGAGCCTACCATGTTGACAACCAGCGGCACTGCATGGGTATTCTCAACACCATTCGGGAATGATCCTGATAATTTCTTTTATCAGATATGCAATAATAAAGAATTAGAATGGAAGGAGTTCCATGCCCCAACAATTACAAATCCTTACGTGCCTCCTGATGCATTAGAAGAATATAAGCGGTTATGTCATCCGATGGTGTTTCGGCAAGAATATTTGGCCGAGTTTGTAGATTGGTCTGGAGACTGTTTTTTTGATTTACAAAAGATGTTCGTTAATGGTCTTCCAGTTGACTACCCGACTAAATGCGATGGCGTTTATGCGGTAATAGATACAGCGGTAAAGGGTGGACAAGAACATGACGGGACAGCAGTAATTTATGTTGCAATCAATAAATTCTATGGGCAACCTTTAACTATCCTTGATTGGGATATTGTCCAGATTGATGGCGCAATGTTAGAGCACTGGATTCCTAGCGTTTTTTCACGATTAGACGAATTAGCTCAGATGACCAAAGCGCGATATGGAAATGTAGGCGCATTTATTGAAGACGCTGCTGCTGGTAGCATATTAATTCAACAAGGTAAAAATAGAGGATGGAAAACTCACGCGATAGATAGTAAGCTGACATCTGAAGGTAAAGATTCTCGTGCAATATCTGTTTCTGGCTATTTCCATCAAGAAAAGATTAAAATAAGTCAATTTGCACATGATAAACAAGTGCAATTTAAAGGTGTAATGAAAAATCATTTATTGACTCAGCTTACATCGTTTAGAATAGGCGACAAATTAGCATCAAAGAGAGCCGATGATTTATTGGATTGTGCGGTTTATGCCATGGCGATTGGCGTTGGAAACAAAGGCGGGATTTAATGTCACAAATAACAGTAAATAGCAGTGCATTACCAAGCGAATTGATGTCGATGCTTAATGCCGATGGAATTCAGCCAGGTAGTCAAGCTGGTTATGAACTCTGCAAGCAATTGTGGATATATCACCCACTTTGCGGGAAAATAATTGAGAAACCGATTCAGCTAGCATTATCTAAGCCGCGAGTCATCACAATTGATTGCGAGCCTAAAGATATGCTTGTGGAAGCGTTTAACCGCGAATGGGATGAGCTAGGCGCTACTAACCATATCCGTGATGTAATGTATTTGAATCGCGTATATGGCGCCGCTGGCATTGTTTATGGGGCAGAGGGAATACCAACGACTGATCCAATAGATCCATGGTCATTGCCAGATTTAGAATTATATTTCAATCAACTTGATCCGCTTAACATGGCTGGCTCAATCGTAACTAATCAAAATCCGAATGCCCCTGATTTTCAAAAGCCTTTACCCTATACGACTGCTGCCGGTCAGCCTTATCACCCAAGCCGCGCATGTGTTGTATTTAATGGCACACCAATTTATTTAAATTTCCAATCTTCTGCATTTGGATTTACTGGCCGGTCAGTATTTCAACGTGCCATCTATCCTTTAAAGTCATTCATTCAATCAATGATTACGGATGACTTGGTAACATTTAAGGCTGGGCTATTAATTGCCAAACAGAAGCCATCAGGCTCTATTGTCAATAACATGATGCAATGGGCGGCAGGTATCAAGCGCGTGATATTGCAACAAGGCGCTACTGGTAACGTATTAAGCATTGATATTGATGAAAGTATCGAAGCCATCGATATGACCAACACGGCAACGGCTATGACAACAGCACGTGACAATATCATTGCAAACTGCGCGTCTGCTACTGATACGCCTGGTTTATTACTGAAAGAAGAAGCATTTACCAAAGGCTTTGGGGAAGGTACGGAAGATTCAAAAGCTATAGTTCAATATATCGATGGAATCCGTAACGACATGTCTTCGCTATTCCGATTCTTCGATAAGATTGTCATGCACCGCGCATGGAACAAGGAATTTTACGAATCGGTAAAAGGTGCTTATCCTGATGAATACGGCTCAGTTACTTATGAACAAGCATTCTATAAGTGGAAGAAAGCATTTTCTGCTAAATGGGAAAGTATGCTTGAACAATCCGATGAAGAAAAAGCCAAAGCAGCAGATATTAAGATCAAAGGGATTACTGAGATTCTGCGCACATTATTGCCTATTTGCGATCCTGAGAACAAAGCGCGGCTAGTTCAATGGGCGGCTGATAACTTATCTGAGATGGAAAACACTTACGATAGCATTCTAGAATTGGATTATGAAGCATTGGCAGAATATGAGCCTCCTATGCCAATGGCTCAACCAACAGAACCTAAAGCGCGAGATTAATGGATTTCTTCACATTATTATCTGCTGCGATTAATGACTTCATACAATACGGCTATGATGATGAAAATCGGCTGAAGCAATGGGTTGATAAGCTCAGATATGCCGCTCAGAAGTCAATGATTAGCGAAAAGCAAATGCAGATTGAGATTAATAAATCGCTCAATAATGCATTTAATCGATTGGTGATTCGCGGTGGATTAGTGAATAAAGATGTATCGAAATTCACTGTTGATAAATTAAAGCCTAAACTACGTCAAGAATTAGACCGCCGCATTGTTGCCAGCGCCCGTTTAATTAAGCTGAATCGTGAAGACGCAATCACAACTACATTACGCAGGTTTGAAGGTTGGGCGACATCAATACCACAAGGCGGCTCTAAAAGTGTTGATAAGGTTGCGGAAAAGTCACACATTCGCAAAGATTTAGCAAGTATTAAATTTCGTGAGCGTCGAGTAATTATTGACCAGACGCATAAATTAATTTCAAGTATCAATGAAATAGTAGCTGTTGATAATGGCGCAATTGCTTTTGAATGGCATTCAAATTGGAAGCAAGCAGGATATGATTATCGGGTAGATCACAAAGAGCGTGATAAAGTTATTTATCTTGTGCGCGATAATTGGGCTTCCAAGGCTGGATTGATTAAGCCTGTAAATGGTTATTACGATGACATAACTGCCGTAGGCGAAGAAGTATTTTGTAGATGTTTTGCTAATGGCATTTATAACATCAGAAAACTACCTAATGAATTCTTGACAGCAAAAGGCGAAATTCATTTACAATCACAAAAAACTGTAATAGGAAAATAATGCCTGCAACATCTCCAGCACAAGAAAGATTGATGCAAGCCGCTGCGCATACGCATGGTGGATATGATGGCGTTCCTCAATCTGTGGGCAAAGAGTTCACTAAATCAGACGCAGAACCAATAAATCCACAAGGCGGCGCACAAGGTCGCGCTGCTGGCATTATGTTTCTAACGAAAGAAGGCGAAACACTATTGCTCATGCGTGGCAATGGCGGCGATTATCCCAATACATTCGGCTTGCCCGGTGGACATCAAGAGCAAGGCGAATCACTAGAAGATACAGCGCGGCGTGAAACGTTAGAAGAAACCGGATTAGATTACAAGGGCGATTTAACGCTAATTCATGATGATGGACAATTTGCAACTTTCTTTGCTGGCAATGTCGATAAATTTGATGTCCAGATATGTGAAGAATCAACAGGTTTTGTATGGGCTTCGCCAGATGCCGCGCCCAATCCAATTCATCCTGGTTTAATTACTTCCTTTCGCATAGCTGGCGCGAAGACAGAATATGACGTTGCCGAGTTAATGAAAGAGGGACTTTTGACAAGTCCACAACCTTATGCGAATATGCATTTATTGGCAATTCGCATTACAGGTACAGGCTTGGCTTATCGTTCGGCATATGGTGAGCATGTCTGGCGCGATTCTTCACTTTACTTAAACGATTCATTTTTAAAGCGTTGCCAAGGGCTTCAAGTGATTATGGATCACCCCGAAGAATCAACACTTGACACAAAAGAATTTAAAAAGCGTACAATTGGCAGTATTATGTTGCCTTATATTAAAGGCGATGAAGTTTGGGGGATTGCTAGGGTTCAAGATGATGATGCAATGAAGCAGATTATCATCGAAGGAAATAGCCCAGAAGGTATTAGCACATCGCCCAATGTTGTATTTGACGAATCTGCTGGAAACACAATTTTAAAGACTGAGGGCGGCGATCCGCTCTTGATTGAAGGAATTCCCTATTTAATGGATCATATCGCAATAGTAACAAGCGCACATGGTTCAAAAGGCGTATGGGATAAAGGCGGCGAAGCTGCTGGCGTATTATTAACTAACCAAGAGGTGTCTGAAATGAGTGAAAAAATTAATGATCCAAAGGCAGACGCCCAAGGTGACGCGAATGCAGTTTTATTGGCTGCAATTCAAGGTATTGCGACTTCTGTAGGCGCATTAGGCGCTCGCATGGATAGCATGGAAAAAAACATGCCAGCCGAAGCATTGACTGGCGCTACTGATAAGTCTAAGAAAGATGCCGATGAAAAGGTAAAGGCTGATGCAGAGGAAAAAGAAGCTAAAGAGAAAAAAGATTCTGACGAAAAAGCGAAAGCTGATGCGGAAGAAAAGGAAAAGAAAGACGCTGAAGGTAAAGCGGAAGGCAAATCTGGTGAAATTAAATCAGATGCAAAGAAAGATGAAGAAGACGACAAAAAAGCAGCTAAAGCCGACGATGACGAAGCTGAATACTCAGACGCTCAAGCAAAAGCCGATTCTGTTATGTCTGGCTTTGGTAAATCAGCAAGCCGACCATTAAACGGCGAATCGCTTATGTCGTATCGCAAGCGATTATTGCGTGGTTTGCAATCATATTCTGATGCATACAAAACGATTAATTTGGCGCAAATCAATGATGCACAATTGCTTAAAATTGCTGAAAATCAAATTTATGCAGATGCAATCAAAGCAGCTAAATCACCGATTGCCTATGCTGACGGTCAATTGATTGAAATCCATGAAAAAGATCGTTCCGGCCGCACAATTACAAAATTCCGTGGTTCTATCGGATCGTGGCTGGATGATTTCAAAGTTGCGCCGCAGCGTGCAATGTCTTTCAATTTGCATAACAACAACCAACGCTAAGGATAAATCATGAGCGCAAATATTTCATTTAACCCAATGGCGACCACAAACGCCACTGGTCTTTTTAACACAAATTCAAATGGCTATACGCAAGGCGACGCTTTAGACGATCCAGCAATTAAATTTAAGCTGGCTTCGGGCATTTATGCTGCCGCTAATACAACCCCCATTTGGGGCGGTATGCCGATGACTGAAACTGTAGCGTCTATTACTACAAGCTCAGTACCAGGCACAGGTATATTGGGCACTCAACTTTTGGCCGCTACATCAACACAAACAGACATTAGTTGCTTCTGCGTAGTTAATCAGGCATTTGGTGGATTGACATCTCCACAAAGTCCAGCTCAAACATATTCGCCGGGCATGTCAGTTAATTTTTATCGCACCGGTTCAGGCGCTCGTATTCCATTGCGGTTGAATCCTGCTGCGATTGCGGCAATTGAAGGCGGTGCGGTAAATGTTCAGTTTTATTGGAATTGGGCAAATAACTGGATTACCGTTACAAATACTGATGCTGCTTTGCCTACTTCATTCAAAGTGTTAAGCATCAGCCCAAGTAACAACAAAACCATTGCTTATAATGGCACGACTGGTGTAGCGACATATATTTACACCGAAACCATCGCTCTTTGCGAAATTTAATTAAAAGGAAATATCATGTCAGGTTTAGCCCCAAGTTTTATCACAGCAAATCCGCACTACATGATGCCTGAGTTGATTATGCAATACAGCATGGCATCCGGTGCATTCTCAACATTAGCAACAGAAAATCCTATGCCGCGTTTGGGCGAAGCTGATCTGTATGTTTATGCTAAAAAGTTACAAGTTGCCACTCAAGTTGTGGCGAATCAATCAACATCAAATCAATTGCCGAGTGCTTCTGTCATTCCTTCGATGATTAGTACTGCAACTTATCGTATGCAAACTCGCGCACAGTATGATAACTTCGACGAAGCGGCAACTGGCGCTTGGGGTTATTCATTGCCACAAGCAATGCGTTTAGCCGCTCGCCAAGGTATCGCGCAACAACTGCGTAATGCTCTGTTGTATGGCTTTAATCCAGCAAATGGCGAAGGTTTGCTTAATACTTCTGGTGCGACTACATTGAATTTGGGTTCAGATTCACTTGGTAATGCTGGTTATTCGACATGGGATTCAGGCCAATTGGCACAATATTTGTTGAATATGATCTACGCATTGAAAGTGCGTACATTGCAAATCGGTCAGCCAATGCGTTTGGTTTTCTTGGCTCCTCAACGTTTCATTGGTCAAATTAGTTATGGCGGCGTTGTTTCACTGACTCAATTCCAGCGTATCGGTGCCGGGGTGGAAACAGCGGCGGGATTGGTTGAAACAGTAGCGCGTTGGGCTGGTGGCGATGACGTCAGCTTTGCCGCTGATGATACATTGCTTGGTCAAGGTGCTGGCGGTACAGATATGATTATCTTGGCAGCTCCAGAGTTGAAAATCAATCAGGTTAATCGTACTGTTGATACAAATAGCTTTGCTTCATTAGCTCCGAATCAAACAGCAACAAGTTTGATGTTGACGGACGTTTCTGCCCCTACTGAAATCCCTACACCAATTGCTGACGGTGGTATTACGACTTTGTACACCATGCGCTCAACATCAGGTTGGGGCTTGCGTGGTGAAGCATTGTCATTATTGAGTGCGCAGTTCTAAAAAGATTCAAACGCTCTGAGTGATGCCAGAGCGAAAATCAACGGGGGCAGGGCAACTTAAAACGATGCCGCATCATCTGCCCTCACCTTTTAGCGAGTATTACCATGGATTTATATTTAGCAAATTGCTCTAAACAAGATTTTCGGTTCACATATATGTTGCCTGAAAATCCACGCCCATTTATGGATGACATTCGTGCTGGCGCACAAGTTAAATTTTCAGTCGATCAAGAAACACTCGACCAGATTATTAAACAACATGAACCTTACGGTTTGATGCATATTAACAAGATTAAAAAAGGCTTTGGCGGTCTTGCATATTCGATTGATAAGGTGATTAATATCCATGCAATTGAAAATGGATTCTCTCAAAAAGATCAAGAATCAATTGATCGGGCATTAGAAGCGCAAAAGATTACGGCTGTATCTGCGGACCAAATTATCGCTAGTAAAGCTCAAGAGATGGGATTGCGTCAGACTTCGGCACTTGAGGTAGAAGTTATCGAAGACAAGAAGCATGTTGCCGATAATGAGCCGAAAATGAATCAAACTATTGAAGTAGTGCGCGACGGGCTGGCACCATCACGCACAAAAGGTCGTCCACGTAAAAATAACTAAGGTATAAAATGTCTGATCCCATTGTATCGCCGCCAAGTCTTACAGGTTTTCAATCATGGGCTGCGGCTGTAATGGGATTGACTACTATCGTTATTCCTGCAAATGATCCAGGGTACAACTATGCCTTTCAAGTAGCGACTAATATCGCTCCGCAAGCGCCTTGGTTTTCTGCCGACATTCAAACTCTGGTAACTTACAATATTGCGGCTAGTCAATTACTGCAATATCAACAAGATCAACCGGGGCAAACATTCTTTGCAACTGCGCGTAAAAACTTCGGTATGAATAGTTTTGTTGCGGGGGTAATTACTTCGACTTCGGATGAGACAACAAGCGCATCAATGATAATCGGGAAAGGCTTATCTAATCTTGATTTAATGTCGCTGCAACTTGCTACTAATCCTTATGGTCGTCAGGCTTTAGCCTTTATGCAAGCACTAGGTACAAATTGGGGACTTAGTTAATGGCGCTTACTCTCCATATCGGTGTAATTGATGTTGCTGAGCCAGAAGGCGGGACAACTGGATCAGTCGCGGAAGATTTAGAAAAGCGCTATAGCTTATTTACTGCATTTGCTGATTCTAATATCGATTATATTACTGAATCAATGGTTGAGGATGCTAGCGACATGATCGAAGCTATAATGTCTGGCGAACCGATAGGGAAACAATTTTCAGCATCTGGCGATTTAATAACGACAAGATTTAAGCAATTTATTGCTAATAGCGAAGACGAAAAATTGGGGCTTGTTGGCGTTCCGACACAGGCAGCATTAGCGGGGACATCACTAAGAACCAAAGGCGGTAAATCGATTAGCAAAGTTCGTAAAGGTGCGAAATATATTCGTGTCTATGGCGCAAAAAGACCTAGTTTTATATACAGCGGAATTTTGCAAGCATCATTGAAATGTTGGGTTGAATAATGAGTACAGTTGCGGAATCATCAGGAGCAAATCCACAATTGGCCGCAGGTTTAGCCGAGGGATTAAGTACACTTTCATTAAACCAGACTGTTGTTTTTACGTTATATGTGAAACTTATATTGCCGTTGGATGGCTATGTATTTTGGGTGAATTCAAATTTATTAAATGATTCTGCCTTATACGGTGAAGCTCAATTTAATCAACTTAAATATGGAAATTCATCAGAATTAGGATCATTGCCGAAGATAATAACAGTGCAAGGTTCTTTGCACTATGCAACTGACATTATGCAAGATCAAGATAGGATTGCATCGAAAAATCATGTTGTATTTACGACCCAGCAACAGATACAGGATTTTAATTTAGTAAATCCGAATATGATGTATTTGGCAAAATTCGATGAATTACAATTTGCATTTTCTAAGTCCGGTAATTTTTATAATCAAGCAGCGCTTTATCATTATCGCGGTGATGCTGTCTATTCAGTAATGAATAAACAGATTATTAATAGCATGTCAGATATTGATACAACCGATGTAATTGTGTCGAATAGTCTTCCTATGTGGTTAGCGTTAAATCAGTTTTTCCCGATGTATCCAGCATTTCTTGGCGAGCAAAACGCAGCATTACCATTTGCATCGGTGTACATTGATCCTAAAACCACTCAGGCATTGCAAGCATCACCCTACATCGATTTAAACAGTTCACACTTCCAGCTAGTGAAAGAGACTGTTAAAATAGAAATATTCGGGGCAAAAAATGCGGCGGCATTGGAATTTGTCGATTATGTAAATAATTACAGTATTACAACCGATGGTTTTGGCGTAATGAACATGCCAGTAATGCAGGATGAACACGTAACACAAAAGGAATTAGGCATTATTGCAATGAAAAAAGTAATCAGCTTTGAAATCAGTTATTATCAACAGAATATTTTAAACATCGCACAAAAGCTGATTACTTCAGCATTTATCACTTTAACACCATAAAGGAATTATCATGATACAAAGTTTTTTTTCTTTAACCGCCGTAAATGCTTCCAAAAAACAATCGCCTTTGCAAGTTGATTCGCAGGGTGCATTAATTGTAAGCGAAGGCTCATCTTCGGTATTGAACATTACAGCGGCTACCGTTGTTAAAGCAACTCCTGGTCGTTTAGTCCATGTGAGTGTTATTGTAGCAGGATCAACAGCCGGAAGCGCTAATGATTGTTTGACTACTGGTGCGGCAGCAGTGGCAAATCAATTTGCTGTTATTCCTGCGACTGCCGGACAATTGCCGCCATTTCAATGGCCTTGTGCAGTTGGTATCGTTATCGTACCGGGTACTGGTCAAACTTTAGCAGTAAGCTACACCTAATTTAAGGGGGCGTCATGTCAAACAATATCGTTACCGTAACGATTACGCAGCAGGTCGGCAGTGCGCCTTCTGTCTTGCAGCAAACAGGTGCTATCGTATCGCAAGGCGGCACAACTCTTGCCGCTGGTACTACCGCTCTGATTACACAGCCAAGTGATTTAACAGCAATTTTATCTGGTGCAGAAGTAATTAGCTCGATGGCGTGGTCAACTGGTGTAGTCACCGTTACAACAACTACGCCGCACGGCATTCCTGTAACTGATGTAGTGCAAGGCGTTATTTCTGGCGTAACTCCAACCGGATATAATGGAACATTTGCTATTACATCTACTGGGGCAAGTACATTCACTTATCCGCTTGTGACCAATCCAGGGTCAATGACTATTGCGGGATCATTCACTCTTGAAGATGTTTTTGAATTATTTTCTCAAGTAAATACATTCTTTGCACAAGGTAATTCTTTAGCTGTTTATGTTCTGGAATTAGGTGTTGGAACGACTGCGCAAGGTGTAACAGCTTTGCAAACATACATCAATACGACTACCGCGCCGAAATATGCTTATTTAATTCCCAAAGAATGGGATATTGAAACAACAGCGCCGACAATGTTTAAATTGTTTGCCAGCCCTACCTCAAAAGTATATTTTTATGTAAGCACAACAGTTGCGACTTATACAAACTGGGCGAATATTAAATCAGTGTTGGCATTAGCTCCTAGTCCACTTGCTCCGATTACTGAATTTAGTGCAGCGGCTCAATTTTATATCGGATTACATAATGCCCCTAGTAGCTCAGCAATGGGCGCTCAAATGCCCTATTCTTACGTTTATGGCGTAACTGATTATGTAACATTAACCAATGCTCAAAGCGCTGCATTTAAAGCCGCTGGCGTATCTTGGATTGGTGACGGCGCAAACGGTGGAATTAGTAATACACTGATTGTCGGTGGCACATACATGGATTTGAACCCATTCAGCTATTGGTACACAGTAGATTGGGTAAATATTAATCAATCTATTGATTTGAATGCGGCTGTAATTAATGGTAGCCAGCCGGGATTAGTAAATCCTTTGCTCTATAATCAGCAAGGTATTAACGCGCTGCAAAAAGTTGCGCAAAATCGCATGAATATCGGTGTGTCATTTGGTTTAATATTGGCTCCTGTAACTGTTGCCGCTGTTCCATTTACCACATATATTGCACAGAATCCTAGTGCATATGCTGCGGGTACTTACGCAGGATTAAGTAGCACTTTCGTACCTGCTCGCGGATTTACAGCAATAACGCTCAATTTAACCGCTTCAAATATTCCAACATAAGAGGTTATTAAATGTCAAATCCACAAGTAAATCAAGGGTCACTTAATCGGTTGCTCGCGTCAGTTGTATTTTCTGATGTTCCGTATTTAAGTGTAACATCTCCATTTTTG